CCCCACCTTACGGATTTCGGACACTCTTCCAGATTCTGATGCTTTCGCTGACTTTGTGGCGCTGGACCGCCAGGTCTCTAACAGTTTGCAGACTGCAGTGCGTGATGGTTCTCTCAGGCAGCGGTGGTTTCGTCCGTACCGACTTCCGCGGCTACGCGCTGTCCACACATGTTGCTAGTCGTTACAACATGATACGCGCACGTGGCTATACCTACTACACCCCACTATTGGAACAACCCTTCCAACCTATCACTCACACAACAACAACCTAAGCTCGGTAACCAGCAAAGAAGAAGTCCATCTCAAGCGTGATCATCCCTATCACCGCCGAACCCGAAGCCGAGTTCTCTGAAATGAACTGCAACGATCCGCAGTCCTGCTTTGGTTCTGTCTCCGAAATCTCTGACCAATCATTCTCATAGTCGGCCACATTCCACACAATTGAGGCCACTTCTCCTGGTGTAGTCACACCAGAGTGTTGTCCCGTCGTCGCATTAGTAATGGACGTGGGTGGGGCCGTTCGATCCGACCCCGCTGCCTCGTAACAAAACGCCACGTACCCCCCAGAGGTAAGTGGTGTAGTCTGACGAACATCAAGTTTCACGCGCGTGATCGTGAACTTGGTGAAACTGGCCTGCATGTTATTCAACAGAGGGAAAACCTGTTTCAGACTGGTGTAACCTCCACCAGAAATGTTCGTTGGTGTGAAAGAGATGGCAAGATTCGATGACCCAGCTGATGCAGTACCATTGTATTCGTTCAAGAGCGAGCGAGTCGCTTTCAACCGCAATGGGACCACATCCTGCCCACGCAGAAACGCGGGCGGCGGGTAGACAATCTTCATCACAGGCGCCACGGATGGTGGCGACTTCCACTTCTTGTTGTTGTTGTTCTTCGTCATTTGACGTTGCTTCACCATATTGCTAGTTGGACTCCGTAACAATATTAAACCCGGGACTGTTGACCAACCACTGACGGTCGATCACAGCTGTTTCCATAGGTCCAACACTAGCCTGGTGGTAAAACCGCTCCATTGCGACTTGATGGTCGGGGAGTATACCGAAAGCGTAGTAGAATGACACACGCGACCGCGCGTCAACGCTTCCGACACTCAGCCCCTGCGCTAGGTGCAATTGTGAGCGGTTCTTGAATACTTCTTGCAACATGCCTTCCGAGCAGTTCGTTCCTGCCCGGCTAAACACGTCATAGAACTCTGACAGCACCGGCACACCGGATGCCAAGCGACTACCACACATCCCAATTGCGGCTAGCCACTTACGGTAGACTTTATCATTTGGCACGCTCAACAAACACATGGGATCCTTATTCAGGCATGCACCAAGGTTACGCACCATTCGCCACCCAGTGCTCAACTCCACTGGCCTACTTTGGCAAAATTCAACTTGTTCCAACTCATCTACCGTTGGTTCCACGGTCATGGCAAATCCTTTACTTACGAACCACTCACTCAACCCCGCCTTGAACCGCGCTTCATCGCACGCTTCCATGAAGACGACACAGTCATCCCCATTGTTGGCTAGTTCGAGCTCAACACCTCGTTCCTTTGCATACACCCATACAAGTGCACACATGATTAAACAATTTCCTAAAGAGGTGTTCAGGTCGCCAGAGCAACGAGTTCCTTCCATCGAGAACTTCACGGTACCATCCAATGCACGAGCCACTCCTTTATTGCGTAACTGCATCTTTAGCAGCCAGCGGAGTTCCTTGTTCCCGGGAAACAAGGCTTCGTAAAACGAATGCTCGTAACGCAAGGCAGGCACACTCACGTGCATGTCGAACTTGGTTGCATCCAACCCGATCGCCACGGGCTTGGAGAATCGTTCCCACTTGTCGACAAGCACGCGCGCAGCGTCATCAGCGTTCAATCCTTTGACGACAGTTGCATATGTGTGCGCTCCAAACGCTTTGTTGATGGCACGGAAAAATTTGTGCTCTGCGTGTTTCAGGTACTTACCTAACCGCAAGTTGTATCGAGGGCTGCGCGGATTAATCACGCGCGGCGCCTTTTCAACGTCCTGTTTCTCAAACTTAACGAACGCCGACAAATGAGAGTCAATCTCTGTCAGTGCGTCTTTCTCTAGACTGTATAGAGCATCTTGGTAGACACGCTTCTTTGGGCCGTGGTACGAATCAACAACTTGCTGACTGGTTAACACGGGCAAACTCGGCATGTTCTGCATGACTCTGTCCCTGAATGCGCTAAATTCAGGTGTTCGATAGCTTGAGGGACCAACCTCGAACGCGGGCCTAAAGCCTTCCCCATCTTTGCAGAGAAAGTATCGTTCTGCAAAGGCACGTTCTATGGTGTCCACGCTGTTATTGTAAACTCCCAGGTTGTGATCTGGGCCAAGTCCCGTGAGAACAGTGAACTCACGAGTCTTGCAGGACAGCCCGTTCCGGCGCACGCACAACGATCCCTT